ACGTTAGCATCAGCAGCAGTTGGCAATGCGCCGTCTGTGATGTCCTTGAGGTAGTTCGAAGTATAAACGTCAAAGCCATAGATGTTGGCGATAAAGTTCATGCCTGTTGCGATACCTGTGGAGACGATGCCTTCCCACTTAGGGTTGTTAGCTACAGAAGTCAACTGGGACAGTGTGTTCAGTGTGAACTCAACCGAAGGGTCAACAATAGCAACAAGACCACGATCAGGAACGTTAGCCTTCTTCAGAGCGAAGCGAGCACGAGCAAAGTCATCAACAGTGATAACAGCGCCTGTACCACCAGCAGACCAACGGTGCTCGATACCGTCGATGGACTCGTTGGAGTTGGCAGAAACGCCAGTCTCAGGAGTAGCCAAAGTTGTGGCTTCGAAGTGCGCCATGATTGCGCGCTCTTGCTCAGGGACAAAGCGGCTCATCATCTCTTGTGCGTAGAAAGCGTCTTGCTCGGCCTTCTTAGTCATGTATGTAGCGCTCGACAGGTACTTGTCGATGGCGAATGTGAACTCACCAGTGTCGAGTGGGCGGTAAGTAACAGCAGTATCTTCTGCGTAGTTATCTACCTGTGCCTGACCGATGGATGGGATGGTGAACTGGTCGCCATCAGGGAAGCCATCAAGCATCTTGACATAGCGCTGGGCGAACATTTCGTCGCGCAGGATGTCCTTGAGCTCTGTGGACCAGATTTCGGAGCGGGTCAAAAGACCCATGTTTGCAGTTGTGTTAGACATTTTAATAGTCTCCTAGAGTGTTGTTGATTTATGCACCAAACTTACTACCAAGGCGCTTCTTATCTTCAAGAATCTGGCGCTGTATCTTGGGAGTGTAGTAGAGTGATTTGTTTTCACGACGAAGGTTCTGGTAATAGCCCCAGTCCCGATCATTCGTATTTTGGTAGTTGACCCCTTCGGTTCGAATACTACCCTGCGCCATAGAAGGGACAGGCTTCTTAGCCCCACCCAACAACGCAAAGAAAGCTGAAGGCGACTCTTTGGCAATCTCTTCCATACGGTCAAGACTGATACCAAGCTCCTTAGCCTTTTCCTGAACCCTCACGTTAGCTTCTGTACCGTAGTCCGCCTGAAGCTGTGTAGTCACAGACAAAAGGTTTTGCTCTACGGTAGCCGCTGCTTCACGGTCAGTCAGGGTCTTCTCAACAAGGCTCTTTAGATCATCGTCACTCACTGTCTGGTTGGTGTTACCATCAGCGTTCGTGCCACTCAGATTATTATTATTGGACGCTACAGTTTGCCCTGTGGTGGGATCAGGGGCCTTATTCTGTAGTTGCTCAAGTAGCTTGGCCGCATAGTCATTCTTGCCAAGGTCTTCCCGCATTGCTGCAAGTTGTTCCTCTAGGGTCTTGATGTAAGCATCTGCTTCCAACTTACCCTTGGCGATGACTTCTGGGTCTTTCCAAGTTTCTCCGCGTGTCTCTACGAGCTTCGAAATAAATGATTCCTGTGGTGTGGTCTCAGCTACTGGTTGCTCGGCTACCTGCTCTGCCTGTGGTTGGGCTTCGGCGGGTGTTTCTTCAAAAATAGACAAATTTACCGTTCCTTGTGGTTCAAGTCGATTAGTTTCATTATGTCGTCGAGAACGGCATTATACTCATTCACGGCGATTTGTCGATGTTCCCAATTGGGGGAACTGTAGTCCCGAACGCACTCTTTAGGCTTATAGTGTCGTTCAAGAATCTCTCGGAGGTCGTCAAAAGCGTTACGGTAGGCTAGAACCTCACCCTTACGCTTTTCCTTTTCGGCCCCCGATAAACCTTTTAGCCATACTGATTGCATTACATACCCTGTTCTGCTGCCATAGCCAGTTGTTCTTGGTTCTGAACTTCAGCTTCTTGCATAGCACTCTGAGTCTCAAGCTGCTCTTTAACTGCAATGTTCTCACCGAACAAGCGAGGCTCACCAAGCTCTTCGGAAAGGATACGTGCAAGTTCTTTGCCTGACAGGTGTGGCGCTACAGAAGGATCACCAGCTTTAATCTGGGACAACTGTGTAAGACTCTGTACCCTACGAGCACGTTCAGCAAAGTGCCGTGCGCCAACAGGGGAAATCTTACCGTTACCAACAATGTCAGAACGCTCGATAGTCATGAAGAACTCTTCGCCAGTCTCATCGTCAACTACCCGAACATCCTCATAGAGGCTCATGTTGCGACGACCAGTCTCTAGCATAGCATTGAGGATTGGCTCCAAGAACATACGCTCGAAGTGCGCAGTCTTGTGCTCAAAGATACGTGAAGCACCATTCTGCAAGGACTGTACCTCAAAGGCAGTCTTCTCACCAGGGGTACGCATACCCATAGCTTGCTTAGGTGCACCAGCCATCTCTTCCATCTTCTGCTCAAGGAAGTTGATCTGCATGTCTGCTTGTAGTGCTGTGCCATCAGGGGCGAGGTAGGCTACGTCACCTTCTTCACCAAGATAGATACGAGCACCAGGCTCAAAGTCAAAGTCCTCGACATCACCACGAATCTTCATGATCGGGTAGGCGATCTGGTCAAAGACGTCCGCCTTCAGGTTCTCTAGGTGGTCAATGCGGTACTGCATACCAACAAGATTATCTAGAGGGCCCATAGCGTAGAGGTTGTCCGGACGTGTACGCCAACCAGCATGGAAGATAGGAGCAGTGCCAAACCACGAAGGATTCTCTTCATTGTTCAGTACGTGTGCTCGGTCCATCACGGTGATGACTCGGTCCTTCATAAGTGTTCCAGACTCGTGGTCGTAGATGTCACCGTAGAAGGTCAACAGCTCTACGTAGTCAGACTCGTAGTAGTGTTGGATGTTGTTGAAACCATCAGCTACAAAACCACTAGACTTCTCTACACCAAGTGTGGAGTTGCTAACAGTGCGACGGCCCTCGACCATTTTCGAGAAGGCTGCTTGTGCTGCTGTGTTTGATGGGTCACGGTCAATGTCACGCTTGAGTTCACCCATGGACTTAATAGTCCGAATGATCTTAGGTGTCTTCTCGAACGAAGCTGCAATAGGGTTGAAGCAGATGTCGTAGGGACTGATACGTGTAGTACGAGGACCAATGTACTTTGGTGTCGTAGTACCATCCTGCTTCTGGATGTAGTCCGCTTCCCACTCTACAATAGCAAAACAGTTGCCTGTAAGAATCCAGTCTACCAGAAGGTCAGAGACTGTGCTTACGAGGCCTGAGTGCTTTGTCTTAGTAAGCATGTAGGACTGGATAGTCCGTGACTTCTCCATACCACCAGACTTTTGATTATCTGCTTCCCAGCGCATCCACTTCTGTTGCGGAAACAACGTAGCAAAGTAGTTAGCGTGTAGGTTGTCAGAAATCTGTGTCAGCTTAGGTGTTGTAGTTGTGTTGGACCACGGAAGGATAGCATTACCTGTTGTAGTGGTATCCGTAGCGTAAATGTAATTACGCAACTCCTTGGTCTGCTCAATCCACGGCTGTCGAAGCATGTTCCACTCGTTCCAGCGTGTAGCAATCTCAACTGCTAGGTTGTCTGGATTCAGTAGGTGTTCGATGTCTATTGTTTCGCTCATTATTTTCCTCCAGCGCGGAACCTACTGGCACTCCACGAAATGTTATTGGTCTTTCTCATGGATGCTGACCTACTAGGTGCAATAGCCATATCCACAGCAGAAGCTAAGGCGTCCTTAACGTCATCGTGTGGTGGGTTACGTGTCTGTAGTTCTTCTTCAAGGTACTGGACGTTACCGCCCCTGTAGTGCCATATCTGAAGGTTGTCGTAACGTGGCTCAAGGATAGAAGCGATACGCTCCTCTTTGTTACCTTGGTGCTTGTTAGGCCTGTACTCGTCCACAGAGAGGGCAAGTCCATTCTGACGGATCAACTCCTTCAACTGCTTAACAATGGCCACCTGAGCCACTGAGACCTCTGCACGGAGCTTACGGAAAGCCCACTTGTTCTGTGCTGCAAGGATGTGGTCGAAGTAGTCACTGATGCGGTCAGTCTTGAAGCGATCAATGTCGAGGACGTAGATGTTGTTGTCGGAATCTACCCCAATGGTTACAAGAGCTGTGTGGTCTGCCTTGGCACGAAGACTAAACGCAAAGTCAATCGCTGCAAACACATTCAAACGCTTACCACGGTAAGTCCAGTAGCCATTCTCCTGCTGTAGGTGCTTGGCTTCAAAGTACTGAAACTTGTCACTACCAACAGGGATGTTGTCTGGGTCGGTAGGGTCATTGTAGTACTGTGCCCTGAACTGCCCTTTATCGAGGTACTTACCACGCTTCTTGGACAAGGCTGCAATATCAAAGCCAAACCACTTACCATCCTTGCGCTGTTGACGTGGCCACAGGAACTGACCTGTGCCGTCTCCCATGTCTTCCACAGGGCGCTCTAGAATTTCGTAGATTTCTTCTTCGCCAATAGCCTCACCACGGTCATCAAAAAGAACTTCTTTCATCTCCATGATGCTGTTGTAGAGGTCTTTGGCGTGGTATCTTGTTCCTACTACCCACTCTTTGGCATCTGAGCCTTCGATGGAAGATAGGAGGGAGTATTGACTAGCCACCTTAGAGCGGCCATCAACGGTCAAGGCGTTCTCTGCTACAACAACGTCATCAAGTACTGCGATATCACAGTGTAGTCCCGTGAGGGCTGTTGTAAGGCCGCCAGTAAAGATAGAGGGGTCACGAACGTTCTCCTTTTTACGGAGGGGGTGGTCCAGAGAAATTTCTGAGTTTGTCCACTTCGCTCGCTTCCCCTCTTCTTTGTTAATGTGTTCTGGCCAGTATCGACGAAAGATGTCGCTGTCCATAATGCCTTTGATGAATGTAAGCTGCTTCTCTGCAAGGTTAGCAGTTGCTGAAATGTACAACACACGAAGCGTAGGGTTCCTTGTGAGTTCCCAAGCTACGCGATAAGCTACCAGTCGTGATTTACCGTGGTCCCGTGGGAACAGTAGCAACTGGTAGCTCTTAGCGTCAGGGCGAGTCCACCAAGAAAGAACTTCCTTATGGCAACTACTGAGAACTTGAGAGGGGGCGACTAGGTTGATAAAGTACTGCAGGTCCGATTCTGCTGCAATCCTAATCTGCTCTTTTAGGTCTTCCGACATTGTTGCTCTTCTTCCTATTTATAGCTTACACACTTCTTTAAGCAAGCAATCTCAAAATGCCTCGTGTTACGTTATTGCCAGATGCCGCCGCGCTTGCGCCAACCTTCAATTTTAAGCGTCCACTTCGGGGCCTTCGCACGTGAAATGTCGGTGTATGCAGGCGCAGGTGTCACTCCCCAGCTTTCAAAAAGCGTAGTAGGGAATGTAGGCAAAACGTCGTTGCCTAATGCAGCTGAATTTCCGCCAAGACCGACGCTGCGGTATCCCGCTGTCAGTGTGTCAATGGTAAGATACGTCGCGTTTGTCTTGTTATACTCTCGAATGGTGATAAACGGAGCAACATCTGTCCCAGTGTAGACTTCATGCACGTCAACGGAAATTCTGGAAGGACGCCACAGCCCGCCCATTGAGCCAAAACAAGCCCCTGCACCTTCATCCATGTCCGCAGGTAGCTGTTCGGACGACAACTCGAAGCTGTCCTCGGTGAAGCCAAGGCCGTTGAATTTCAGGTACGTTGGTGACGTTAGTACTGAGGTTGTGAATGGCCGGATGGTCTGCTCGTAAGGGCTTTCAATCTTCGCAGTGACGTTGATCTTGCTGTAAGACAGCGCAGGAAATGCAAGCGCCGTGACTGCCGATGTGAACGGCCCAACAGTAAATCCGGGGATCAGGACATTTGTTCCGCTGACATAGGGCAACTCGCCCACGCGGAAAGCGGGTTCGCCATCATTAGTCAGCAGCAGGCCGACTTGCATAGACCGCCCCATATCGTTCGATTGATATGTAGCCAAAGGCACAGACAGTGTGTTTTCGTCAACCGCCGTGAATGCAAAAGACTGCTCCGCGGGAGATGTGAAATACTTCTTGGCACTGCTCGTGACCCGCATTTTGCCACCGAGGATTTCCAACAGCGGCGTAAGGTTCCCAGGTGTCATTGCCCCACCAGTGGTTCCATCATTGAATGGGAGGTCGCAGTCGATAAACCGCACAGACTCAAGCGCACCTAGTGAGATAGAAGTGGCAACCTTACAGTTCTCGGAAAGGATATTGCGCGTCCCAATGCCTTCGGATATTTTATCCAGACGCATGTTTTTCAGGTGGACACTACTCAGCAGTTTATCAGCAGCCAGATCAGCAAACACTTCCCCGCCGTCCCACGTGATGTTCTCGCCTGCGCTGAGATACACCCCGCCGCCTGCCTTCACGTTATTCAGAACCGCATTGCGGAACCCTGAAAGAACTATCCGGCCATTCCGGTTCTCGGTGGCTGTTACGTGTGTCCAAGCTGGGTTCGCCAGCACCTCAAGGTTTTCAACGTAGAGGCTTTCGATTTCCTCGAAGTCGTCAGCGCCACGGGTCAAATTGATTACGCGGGCGGGTCCGAATGGTACACCACCAGTCCCATCATCCCAATCATCCCGATAAGTTGCGGTTAGTGGCCGCGTCAGCGTGACTGTTTGTCCTAATACGCTTTCAACAGTTGCCCACTCAAATTCACGCGCGCAAGGGGGGAAGCTGCTATCGTTCTGGCAGTCAAAGCCATAGACCAAAACCCTGTCACCAGCCGCAAACTCGGGCAGCCCTTCGGCAACGGCAACGTCAAATGCTACCGAACCAACCGTAACTGTGTCGATTAGCTGACCCTCATTGTAAGGGGTGTTTGATCCATCGTAAGGCTCAGGGCCATTTGAGAAAAAGGCGCTGTAGAACACTAGGCCCTCGGCGTTAACTACAAACCCAGGGTCGGCAGCCGTGCCAAGCAGGTTGATGAATTTAGCCCCATTGCCCTTGATGATGATATTCTTAATGTTGGCCAAGAAAGAGTTCTTGGTGTACCCGTAAGTCTTGCCCTCGGTCATGGTGCAGTTCAGAAAGCCACGCGTACGTGCATGGTCGGCCATCGCCATCAGCGCGACTGTTTCGTCTGAACCGTCGCCTAAAGCACCGTAAGCCTCTGGGGAAACCTCAACACTTTTGACGTACAACTTTACCCCACCAGCCGTTGTGACGTGATTGTCGGATGCGCCAGACGCAGCTACCTCATAGGCAAAACCTTCAGCCTGCGTCCGGATAATGTCACCAGCAACAACCGTTACTGTATTGTCCACATCAACCGCATAGGTGAAGGTGATGTCCGCCAACAACTCAGGCACATCGTTCTTTGTGCTCACAGAAAGCCAAAACTGAACGTTTGCTGGAACCACATCCACACCACGTACACTCAAGCTCGTTGTTCCAATACCACCCGCATTCAGGATGTCGTTGTTGTTCATGTCGAGGTCAGCGCCCATAGCATTGGGTGTACTACCATCCAGAGACAACGTGTTATCAAAGGCGTCACGAAGGGCCTCGAAGTTTCCATTCAACTGTGTGTTGCTGGCATAACCAGAACTAATCGTCGTAACTGTAGGTCTCTTAGCCATTGTGCTTTATTCCTTGTGGAGGGGCGCTACTGAAGCAATCCCTGCTCCTTGAGTCGCTGTATGTCGTCTGATACTGCTGAACGCTCAAAGGCCTCCTCAGCGGTCTCCTGTGCCTTCGCACGGGCCGCTCGACCATCTACGGTACGGGCGTTCTTGTTAGTCCATGATTCTTCGATGAGGTACTTGGCTGCTGTGAAGGCAGACTTTCCCTGAAGTGTTACTTCTTCTACTACAGCCTTGAAGCCTAGTGACTTACGCTTCACGTCTGCTTCCTTCCGCCATGCTCCAATCTGAACTACCAACCGTTTGTCAGAGTTCCTGATCTTGTCCCATGCGGCCCAGGAGCCGAATACTGCTTGAGAGAAATTGTAGTCCGTCGGGTCCGCTACCGCCATCTCGATAAATATCTTGGAAATGGGCACTAGGGTGCGTCCCGACGGATGCTGGTGCTCGTCCTCTTTCAGTGTGAAGACGGCGTGTTCGTTGTTCTCGTAACAGAGCTCGTAGAAGAGGCTCTTTGTTCGGATTACGCCCTGCTCTGATTTATACTGACTTGGTTGTAGTAGTGGCATGGCTCGTCCTTCTTGAATGCTTTGTTGGGGGAGTCCCCATACGTTGGTTACACTTTAGAGTAAAGCCACACCAACCCCCACCTAAAAACAAAGCTTAGGTAGGAAACCAGTGAGTAACTTTAGTAACACTAATAGATAACAAAAAAGAGGAATTTAACAACCCCCTAGTGTGAAGAAAGTTTGGATTTAGTGAAAATAGTTGAGATGTAGTAGTGGTTGTGTCTTTTATGTCACACTAAGGTTGTCTGGGTTATGGTAGTATGATGGTAGAACATAACACTTCAGTCGCTTCGCTCCCTCGTGGAAGATTTACTACACAAACGTAGGTATGATCCTAAGCCCTCGTACTCAAGTTTCGGGTAGTTTAACTTTGTAGGGTAGTTTAATTCAAGATCATGTCAGGACTGCCCACCATCACCCCCCATGG